ATGTTCTCTAGTTAATAATTTTTGCTATCCACCACTTACAGATAGAGAATTGACTACTTATTCTCAATGTGTATCAAGAGGTGCAGAGAAAACAATACAATTAGTGCAAAAAGCACCTAAAGAATTTGACGAACAAAAATATATCATTAAATATTGGTGTTTAAGTGAAAATAACATTAACAAAACCCCAACTTAAAGTTTCATCAAGTCAGGCTAGATTTAGAATATTAATTAGTGGTCGTAGATTTGGTAAAACTTATTTAGCTGTAACAGAGATGATGAAATACGCATCTCAACCCAATCGTAAAATCTGGTATGTAGCACCTACTTTTAAAATGGCTAAAGAGATTGTCTGGGGTACTCTTAAAGAAATGCTTAATCTATTTAATTGGATTGAGGATATAAACGAAACTACAATGACTATAACTATCAGAAAAACAAATAGTCAAATATCATTAAAAGGTGCAGATAATTATGACTCATTAAGAGGTACAGGATTAGACTTTTTAATATTAGATGAGTTTGCAGATATAGATAAGAGAACTTGGTTTGAAGTATTAAGAGCATCAATATCAGATAGATTAGGTCATGTGCTTATGTGTGGAACTCCAAAAGGTTATGGTAATTGGAGTTATGAAATGTATTTAAAAGGTAAGCAAGATGATGATTGGGAGTCTTTTCAATATACGACTATTGAGGGTGGAATAGTTACACCAGAAGAAATAGAACAAGCTAAACAAGATATTGATATAAGAACTTTTAGACAAGAGTTTGAGGGTACATTTGAAAACTATGCTGGTGCTGTTTATTATAATTTCCACCCAGTAGATAATGTTGTTAAACGACAAATAGATTGGACTAAACCTTTACATATAGGAATGGATTTCAATGTTGACCCAATGTCAGCTTGTGTAAGTCAAATAGAAAAAGATAAAGTTTATTTTGTAGATGAAGTTATTATTTATGGCTCTAATACTGATGAAATGGTGCAAGAAATAAGAGATAGGTATGGAACTAAAATGCAAATATTCATATATCCTGACCCAGCTTCTAAACAAAGAAAAACATCTGCTGGTGGTAGAACAGATTTATCAATACTTCAAAATGCTGGATTTAAAGTTAAGGTAAAACACAAACACCCAGCTATACGAGATAGGGTCAATGCAGTTAATAGTAGACTAAAAGATTCTAAAGGAGAAAGACATATTTTTGTTTCACAATCTTGCAAAACATTGATAAAAGGTTTACAAAGACAAATATACAAGGAGAATACAAATATTCCTGATAAGGAAGATGGATTCGATCACATGAACGATGCACTTGGTTATATGATTGATTACTTAAAACCATTAACTACACAGGCTAATTTTTCTTCTCCAACAAGATGGACAATGAAGTAATTTATGGCATACACACGAGATCAAGCATTAACAACACACAAAGACTATCAAGAAACAATTAATAATTGGGAGTATTACATTAGGTCTTATAATGGTGGGTATGACTATATGATTGGTCAATATCTTAACAGATATAATTTAGAATTAGATAACGAGTTCAATCAAAGACTGGCAAATACTCCATGCGATAATCATTGTAAAAATATTATTCAAATTTATTCATCTTTTTTATTTAGAGTAAGACCGAGTAGAGATTTTGGTTCTATGCAAGAAGAAGCTAGTTTAGAATCATTCTTAAAAGACGCAGATTTAGAGGGTAACAATTTAAACTCTGTAATTAAACAAGCACAGAACTACGCATCAATCTATGGTCATTGTTTTATGATTTTAGATAAACCAAATGTAAATACAGAAACACAAGCACAAGAATTAGAACAGAACATCAGACCATACTTATCAATCGTTACTCCTGAAAATGTTTTAGATTGGAATTTTGAAAGAAAAGTAAATGGTAAATATGAACTTAATTATTTAAAGATTAGAGAAGAAGTTGATAAAGATGGTGGTACATATATGAGAGTTTGGTATCCTGATAGAATAGATACTGTGTATATGGCAGAAAGAGAAGAACCATCGCTGATAGATACTGTACCTAATATGATTGGCAAAATACCAGCAGTTATTTTATACAATTCTAAATCGCACAAACGAGGAATTGGTCAATCAGATTTAACAGATATTGCAGACTTACAAAAATCTATCTACAACGAATACTCTGAAATGGAACAATTAATCAGATTAACTAACCACCCATCATTAGTAAAAACTCCAAGTGTAAATGCAAGTGCTGGTGCTGGTGCAGTTATAGAAATGCCTGATGAATTAGAGCCAAACTTAAAACCATATTTACTTCAACCATCTGGTCAAAACTTACAAGCTATTATGGAGTCTATTAATAACAAAGTAGATTCAATAAATAGGATTGCACACACAGGGGCAGTTAGAACTCAAAAAACAGGCATAACATCTGGTGTAGCACTACAAACAGAATTTGAATTATTAAATGCTAGACTATCTGAAAAAGCTGATAACTTACAAATAGCAGAAGAACAATTATTTAAACTATACGCAATATTTCAAAATGTTACATTTGATGGCGAGATAAACTATCCTGACTCATTTAACATTAGAGATTATGCAGCCGATCTAGTTTATTTCCAACAAGCTAAATCATTAAACATTGGTTCATCAACATTTAGTAAAGAAGTAGATAAAGAAATTGCAAGAGCAGTAATTGATGATGATAGTAAATTAAATGAAATCTTTGAGGAGATAGACCAAGCAACAGAAGTTGGTCAATTTACACAAGACGAACCAGCACAAGAAGATCAAGAAGTAGAGCAAGAACAGATATAATGAATGTCGGATATAGTAAAAGATGCAACATTTTATAGAATTAAGCAAATAGAACTTGCTGAAGCCGAATATTACAAATCACTTATAAAAACATTAGACAGAATAGAAAGAGAAGTAGTATCTCTAGCAAGTAGATTACCTTTAACAGATGGTAAGTTAATAGAACTACAATCAGCTATTGCGATTAGACCAAGAATAAAATTTATTTTAGAAAGAGAATATCTTAAATGGTCAGATGATGTTGTAAGAGAGGGTTTTAATAAACAAGCTAAAAGAATTGAGAAAGCATTTAAGAGAATAGGTAATATACCAATAGAGTTCCAGGAACTTACAAAAGGAGATTTAGCTTTAGTACAGAATCTTAAACAACAATATTTCACGCAGTTTAAAGATGTATCAAATACATTTACCAGAAAATTATCAGAAAAGGTTTATCAAAATACATTAGTTGGTAGTGAGTTTTCAGTATTAGAAAAAGAATTAAGACAAACAATAAATGGCATATATGCTAGTTCAGATGACCCAGAAATTCAACGATTAGTTAATTACATAAACGATAATAAGTTTGATAAGTCTAAACAAGCACAAGTTGATAAATCAATACAAACATTACAATCTAAATTTGCAAGAGATAGGGCTGGAGAAAACATGAAAAGATATGCTGGTCAGATATTAAATGATTCTTTGCGTGATTTTGATGCAACTTTGAATTTTAACAAATCACAAGATGCTGGATTAACTTTTGTTAAATACTATGGAGATGTTATTCCAACCACTAGGGATATTTGCAGAAATATGATTAGTGGTGTATATAACAAGAGGAAAAGTGGACTTTTCACAGTTGATGAAGTCAGAAAGCTGTGGGCAAGTAGAAGTTGGTCAGGTAAAAAATCTGGCGACCCTTTAGTTGTTCGTGGTGGTTATAATTGTCGTCATCAATGGTCTTATGTCAATCCTGATTGGTATGACAGCAAAGGCGAACTAATAATATAATAGGAGAAAACAATGTCCGAAGAAACAAAGGCAGTTGCACCTGAAACGCAACAAACTGAAACACCTAAAGAAGAAGTAAAAGTAGAAACACCTAAACAACAAACTTTTACCCAAGAACAATTAGACAACATAATCAAATCAAGACTTGAAGCAGAAAAAAATAAGTATGAAAAAAAACTTCAAGATGAAGAAAAGCAGAAAGCTGAACTTTTAAAAGAACAACAATTAAAAGAAGCTAAATCTAAATCTGAAATTGAGAAGATTATGCAAGAAAGAATAAAAGAAAAAGAAGATGAAGTATTGAGATATAAAACTCAAATTAAAAAAGAAAAAGTAGATAATTCAATACTTTCTGTTGCCAATAGAGAAAAATCTATTAATGCACAACAAGTCGTTTCTCTTTTAAAAGACGAAGTAAGATATACTGATGATGGTCGTATAGAAGTAGTTGATAATAATTCTAATGTACGATATAACACTAAAGGAGAACTTTTTACAATCGAAGATCGAGTGAAAGAGTTTTTAGATAGTAACCCACATTTCCGACAAGGGTCATTGTCTGGTTCAGGAAGCCAGAGTGCTATTGGTGGCAAAACTGTTAAACCCTTTAACTTACAGGACTTGGACTTAACAAAGCCAGAAGATCGTAAAGCCTATAAAGAATATAGAGCAAAACGAGATTCAGGTGCTGTTGAGATTAACTTAAATAAATAAACTTAATAGGATAATAAAATGGCTAACGAAACAACGTCGTCAACAATATCAGAACTATATACTGAAATTGTTGCAGAAGCACAATTTGTTGCTTCAGAAAAATCCATTATGAGAAACCTAGTTAAAAACTATGCTATCTCTGGTGGTGGTAAAGCAGTTGAAGTTCCTGTATATGCACAAGTAAGTGCAGCAGCAGTAGCAGATGCAACTGATTTAGCTAATACAGCAATCAACCCTAGTTCAGTAACAATTACTGCATCAGAGGTTGGTGTTATGACTACTCTAACTGATTTAGCAAGAAACTCTGCACCAAGAAATGTTGCAGCAGATATTGGTAAATTATTTGGGGAAGCATTAGCAAGAAAACAAGACGCAGATTTAACTGCATTGTTTGATGGCTTTAGTGTTGCAGCTGGAGATGGTTCAGCAGCAATTGCACCATCTGATATATTCAATGCTCTTTCAACTTTAAGAGCAGCTGCTTTATCAGCTAACGAGTGTGCAGTTGTACTACACCCTAAAATCGCTTTCGATCTAAAAAAAGGCTTAACTAATACTTTTGCTGGTTTAGATACTGAAACTTCTAACGAAGCATTAAGAAGTGGTTTTGTAGGTACACTTGCTGGTTTAAGAATATTTGAAACTTCAAATATGTCTAATACTGGTAATGCTGGTGATTACAAAGGTGGTGCGTTTCATAGAGATGCACTAGCAATCGCTATGATGCAAGATGTGAAAATCGAAACTCAAAGAGATGCTTCTTTGAGAGCAGACGAGATTGTAGCAACTTCAGTATATGGTGTTGGAGAAATCCATGATTCATATGGTGTTGAGTTACATTACGATTCATCTATCCAATAGTAGGATACTTTGTGAGGGGGAGAAATCCCCCTTACATCAAACCAAATAGGAGAATAAAATGGTTAAATTAGTATTATCAAATGAAAAAATGATTACCCTAACAAGAGGTAATAAAACAATTACAAGAAGTGAATTAGATTACGAAACAAATAAATCTATGTATGATTTTAGAGGTTTTAAAGTTGCATCAGATAATGTAAAAGAAGTTAAAGAAGTTGTTACAGAAAATGTAGTACCTTTAAAAAAGAAACGAAAAACAAGGAAACAAAAATGAATCAATGGTTGTGGCTTAAAGGCAAAAAGAAAATTAAATGGATTTGGATAAAAGCAAAAAACAATCCAATGTACTCAATCCCTTTAGCTTTGTTAATTGTTTATTTAATTTGGAAGTAGA